TTCAAGCCGTTTCAGCAGCAAACCCGTGGGTACTACTGGTTGCCGCTATCGCTGCGGTTGTTGCGGGACTTGCATACTTTTTCACCAAAACAAAAACTGGCCAAAAGATCTGGTCTGAGTTTGTTTCTAGCCTAAAGAGTATGTGGAACGGTCTTGCTTCATTCTTTAGCGGGTTGTGGAGCGGTATAACTAAAACTTTCAATAATGCCTCTAAGGGTGTGCAAAAAGGATGGGATACGACTAAATCGTTCTTTGGCAATCTTTGGAGTGGCATTACAAGCGGCGCAAGCTCAGCATGGAACGGTACTGTAAGCAACGCAAAATCTGCTTGGAGTGGTTTAGGATCGTTCTTTTCTGGACTTTGGAGTGGCATTACAAGCGGCGCGAGTGAAGCGTGGAACGGCTTGTCTTCGCTTTTGTCAAGCAGCTGGGCCAGCGTTTCCAGCACTGCCTCTTCAATATGGGGAGGCATAAGTTCATTCTTTTCCGGACTCTGGAATGGGATTGTGACTATTGCCACTGCTGTTTGGGGGACCTTCGGATCATCATTAACGACTATTTGGAATGGCATTGTTCAAGTTGCTTCCGGCGTTTTCAATATGTTGAAGGCCGTAATCATGGGGCCAATTCTATTAGTCTTAGACCTAATTGACGGAGGATGGAGCCAGCTTGGGTCTGATCTACAGCTCATATGGACAAACATTGTGTCTTCTGCTGGCCAAATCTGGAATGGCCTAGTAACTTACTTTTCGGGCATCTGGAGCCTCATTTCAACATTTGCCGTAACAGAATGGAATGCACTCGTTATAACTATTGAGGGTATATGGACAAGCTTCATAACAGGGGCAACTGCTGTCTGGTCAACACTGGTGCTTTTCTTCACCGGTTTGTGGGACGGCATCGTTTCATATGCAGAAGCAGCGTGGACTGGCTTTACATCGTTTTTATCAGGCGTCTGGAATGCAATTGTTAGCACCGCAGAGGGCATTTGGAACGCGCTTCCTGGTTTCTTCTCTGGATTATGGAATGGGATAGTATCGTATGCGCAAGGCGCTTGGAATAGTGTTGCTTCTTTTCTTTCTGGTTTATGGAGTGGCACAGTTAGCACCGCAGAGGGCATATGGAATGCTCTTCCCGGTTTCTTTTCCGGACTGTGGAATGGCATTACTTCATTCTTCTCGTCTGCATGGAATAACATCAAGTCTATTGTGATTGGATCTGCTACTAGTATTTTTAATGGTGCTAAGGCTGTATGGTCTGGTTTTACTGGCATGGTAAATGGTGTGGTTAGCGGTATCAAAGGAGCCTTCGATGCGCTTAGACATATTGATTTAATGGCTGCTGGTAAAGCAATCATGGACGGTTTCTTTAAGGGGCTTAAGAAAGTCTGGGAAGGCATCAAAGACTTTGTTGGTGGTATTGCTTCTTGGATTCGTAAGCATAAAGGCCCAATCAGCTATGATGCTAAGCTCTTAATCCCCGCTGGTAATGCAATCATGGGTGGCTTGAATCAAGGACTGCAAAAGTCATTCGGAGCTGTTCAGAAGACGGTTTCTGACATGGCAAGCGATATTTCTGACAATATGTCGGCCAACATCAGCAACTTGTCAAATGCGGGCGCACAGTTCGCTTCCGGAGACGTCACTCAGTCTATTGATGCAAGCGAACGAATCACGCCAAACATCTACGTCCAAAACAATGTTGACAAGAACGGCATTAACAGCATGGTAAAGGAAGCGGACGCCAACGACGCCGCTGTTGGCAGCTATTTCCGACCGATTGGAGGGTAGTATATGGACTTACTTATAGAAAAGCTTGATGGTAGCCGATACTACCTGAGCCAGTACAAGGTACTGATAACTGACTTCGAGGAATCAGCACCATCGGTTGCTCGAAACAACAAGCAGCTTGACCAACGCAACGGTAATATTGACTTTGGTGGATGGCACACAGACAAGACAATCGACATTACTGGTTACTACCGAGCAGATGACATTGACGATGAAGAAATGCTTCGTGAGAAGTTGTATGCGCTACTCTCAGATCCTGACGGTTATTACATCATACAACTCAAAACAACGCCCAGCGTGGCCATGGAACGGCCGGGTGAGACGTCTGGCAACTACTACGATAGGCTGAGAGACTATCCGTCTCACAAACGGTTCCTTGTTTATACAGAAGCACCTGAGATGGAGCTGGTTGGCAACGTCAATGGAACACTCTTGTATAAGCTGACGGCCGAATTCAAGACGATGAAGTTGCCATATGGGGAGACACCAGCGATAGATGTAGCTATCGATAGTCCATACAAGGACGTGCCGGTGAATTTGTTGACAGGAACCAGCAATCAGGTAGTTCAAGCCAACAATTGGAATATGCAAATTGCTGATATTAAATACGACAAAGGCCTTGGCGGGGCTTTATGTGCGTCTGTGATGATTAATAATGCTGACCACGCAAGTGAGTTAGCCAAAGGGTCAGCAAGAATTATTCTAGAGGCTCATGACAAAAGTGGGAACATCTTAGCAGCAGTTGATGGGACTTATATTGGCTATAATGCCAATGGCCTAAGCTGGTGTTCTATAAGCATTAATGATAATACTGCAGACGTCAAAGCGTATATTTGGACGGATAACATGAACGCAAACACATATTATTCCTGCTTAAAAATTGAAAAAGGTACCACAGCTTCACCATGGTCGCCTAACCCAGCTGATCCTGAATACAACAGTTGGTACTATAGCTTAGCTGGTAATGTCTCCGTTCCTTATTCTGGCTCTGTCCCATGCAATCAGCTTGAACAAGGGTTCACTGTCAAATTCACTGCAACTGGTTCGGCATCTTCATTGTCGTTCAAAATAGATGACACTGAGCTGACTTCTAGCAACACTGTTGCCGCTGGTGACGTGTTTTTGCTGAATGGATTTAGTTATATCCAAAATGGGCTAAGTATCGTCAGCAAGACGAACAAAGCCTATTTTATTTTACAACCGGATAAGCCAAACCGAATCACTTGCAACGTGCCAGGCAAAGTCCGGATTCTTGGTTTCCAAAATCTGTACGCATAGGAGGCGTGATTATTGATTACATTCACAGACGTTGATAATAATGAATATCAAGCCCAGTGCGAGATTGAGAAAACTGATGCAGTGAATGGTGAGAAGTCATTATCTGGGACAATCTATTTTGGCCAAGATGTTAAGAGCAACATTGCCAAAGGCTGGACACTCTCTTTCCTTGACGAGGACTATGTTGTTGTCACATACAAGAAGAACGACAAAGAGAATACCGTTGCGTTCAGCGCCGTTCAGGCGTTCTTCTACAAAATGAGCAAGACCGGTTTCTATGAGACATGGAATGGCTCACATTCGTTTTCAACTTATCTTGATGCTTTATTTGCTGGTACTGGGTACAAGTATGACAATACAGCCTCAGTCGCAGCTTTTGAAAAGCAAGACTGGGGCATGAGTGACCGTCTGTCGCTATTCAATGACATCATCGATCAAGCAAGCGTTGAGTTCTCTGTTGAGGGCACAGTGGTTCATATCGTGCCAGCAATGGGGTCTGATTTGTCTACCATCGTTCGCAAAAAGTTCAATCTTGATACAGCAGAGATTCAGATCGACAATACAAGCTTTGCAACCTATGGCCGTGGATATGGTGCATACAGCAACCCTGATGATACCACGAGCGACCGCTTGAAGGTAGAGTATAAGTCACCGCTATATGATTACTACTATCCCAAGTTTGGAGCAATTGAAGCGGTCCCTGTTGCTGATGAGCGGTATACACTTGCTGACAACTTGCTGGCTGCTGTGAAAAAGAAAGTCGACAAGAGTTGGGCAATCTCACTAATGCTTAACCTTGTTGACCTACAATCTGTCGGCTATAAATACGCGATGGCAAACCCCGGTGACTACATTACGGTGATTGATGAGAATCTTAACTTCAGCGACAAGGTTCGGATCATCAAAGTAACCAGCGATTATGATATTCGGGGCACACGAACTAAAACGGAAGTTGAATGTGGGAGCTTGTCATTTGCTGAACAGCAGAAGACATCACAATCAACACTATCTAACGTAGCCGCTGGCAAGATACCAGTGCCAAACGAATGGCTAACATCACAAGTGCAATTGGCTACTAATAATCTTCTTGCTGCACGAACAGAACTTAGGTTCACTGATCAAGGAATCATCGCTGTTGACAAGTCGGACTCAAACAAGGTTGTTATCCTTAACAGTGCCGGCCTAGGTGTCTCTACAGATGGAGGCCAAACATTCAAAAGCGCCGTCACTGCTGATGGTGTTGTTGCTGAACGAATCGTTGGCAATCTCATATCAGGTGTAGCTTTTAAAACGGCAAGCACCAACGGATTTGGTATGGAACTCCATAATGGCGAAATTAAGTTCAGCAAAGATGACTTCGAGTTCGGTACGCTTACTGCTACAACAGATGGCGCAACAGGGCAACCCAATGGGTTCGCAATATGGAATCAGCCAGGATCGATCTTTAGTATCAACCAGGGGGGAAGCACTGGCGGAAGTCTACCGGTGTTTCAACTGCCAGCAACAGCGACAGCGGAAAACAGGCAATATAATCTGTATGGTTCACTAATGTCTCCGCTTGTCAGTAAACAGCCCGGCGGAATGTGGATATATCATGACTCGAAGTTCAACGTGAGTGCTGACGGTGGTCACAATGCTCAGTTTCAAGTAACAGTAGGCAAGACGAGCATCTGGGGAGATTTCTACGTTTACAGCGGATCGAAGAACGCCGCACAAGTTACCCGTGATGGTATTCGCGCTACTCCTGCGTATGAGTTAGCTGAAAACTATGTCGGCGATATTGGCGAGAGCAAAACGGGTGACGACAAAACAGTGCGAGTGGACATTGATCCGCTCGTTTTTGATTTGATTAATACGGATAAGCCTTATCAAGTTTTCTTGACAGCATATAGTGATGCACATTTCTGGGTTTCAGAACGTGGCAAGGACTACTTCATCGTTTCGTCAGACAGCCCTGATTCAGCGTTTGGTTGGGAACTGAAAGGCAAGCGCCGAGGGTTTGAGGATCAGCGCCTCGTTGATACAAAAGACACCTATGAAGATTTGGAAAAAATGGAGGGACTTATACCAAATGGCAATCAGAACGTACAAAGTAACTCTTGACACAAAAAACTCTATTGCGCCAGAGCCTGTATTTTTGCGTCAGGGAGACAAAACCGGCGCCGTGGTGATTGATGCCACACTAATGGATAATGGCGCCCCTGTCGCTCTTGACGGACTCACTCCCATGTTCAAGGCAAACACTGCTGACGGGCAAGCCGTAATCGCAGACAGCACAGGTTTCAATGTTTTGAATTCGGCAAATGGTGAATTCACCTATCAGGTGCCAAATGCGCTTAGCGCTGTCCCAGGTAAGATCAAAGTAGCCTATTTCAGTTTCTCAGATTCTTCTGGTACAGAATCCACGTTTGATGTTGCTTTTGTCGTCAAGATGGCTGTTGACATTACTCAGAAGCAAGCCGAAGACTACATCACAATCATTGATGGCACGCTAAAAAGCCTCAGTGACAAAATTGGTTCAATGAATAGCGACATTCAAACGATTCTTAATGCCTACAATCAAGGAGATTTCTACAACAAATCAGAGACTGACAGCAAAGATTCTGCGACACTTTCGTCTGCTAAAAGCTATGCTGATTCCGGTGATAGCGCAACGCTTACAAGTGCTAAAAGCTATGCTGATACTGGTGATAGCGCAACGCTTACTTCCGCAAAAAGCTATGCTGATAAGGCCGGCTACACTGCTCCTAAAATTGCGGCCACAACTCAGGTCGCACAAACGTCCAGTAGCCCAATTGAATTTTGGCGCGATGGTCACACTGTATTCTTGCAAGGAGCCGGATCCTTTCCAACATCATATTCTGGAGTCATTTGGTATATACCGGAAGGATTCCGGCCAAGCAAACAGCAAAGAGTAACGATACAGGCTCAAAACTCAGTTTTTTGCGTCCTGATTTTGCAATTCAATCCATCAGGAGAAACAAGTATTGTATTCTGCTCAGACAGTTCGCAAATGTGGCTCACGGGAATAAGCTGGCATACAGATGACCCAATGCCTTCGTGATTAAGTCTGTTTGGGGAAGGAAGTGATGACAATGCTAAATAAAATCAGAGATCACCCGACACATTCAGCACTCGCCATTGGCATGGTTGCCATTGGCTTGTTTCTACTCATCAATGACCATTATTTCATCTGGCCCCCACATTACTCTGACTGGTTAAACGATGACATTGTGGGGTTTTTATTTGTAATTGATGGTCTCGGAATTGGGGGTTGGGTGCTATGGGAAGAACAGTCGGCAGTAATCAATCGTCTGTTGCTTACGACTACCAGCTTTTTAATGTCGTTTTTGACAATGCTACAATTCCTGACTTCAATCTCAACTGGAATCTACTCAAGTTGGATCAGCAATTCGATTATAACGGCCTTTGTGCTGATTCTGGCACGAAGGAGTGATAGCCGTGACAGCAGCGATAACTAAAACAATTGTTGATTTTGCTCCATACTTTGCCGGTTTTGCTTCGGCTCTCATTGCTTTTATGACCTACCGCGAGGGTAAACGGAAAAACAGGCATGATGAGCTCGAGGACATGAATGACAGATTACGCGCAGATAATGATCGATTGAGGCGTGAGAATGAGCATCTCAGAAAGGAGACAAACAGGCAATGAGAAAACTATATCTTGGCAACGGCGATAAACAGTTTAAATTTGCCGATACCACAACTGAAATACATTTGAATGCGTTCGATGATGGCAGCGCGGCAACCCTCACAAATGATGCAAAAGTAAGAATAAAGAACGGCTCTGGCTATCTGCTGGGGATAAGTGCCAGTATCACGGACAACCATGCTGTCATCACTAGCGGCCAATTGGCTCAGTTGCCAGTAGGCAGCTATCTGATTGAATTGTGGGACACCGTAAACGGCGGCACGGCCATCTACCCTAGTGATGGATTTTTGGCATTACAAATCAACGAGAACGTCACTGGTCTTTCTGGGGGGCTCGTCAGCAGCATCACGGTTGATGACTTCATTCAGCAATTCAGCGACCTCAGCCAGCAAATAAAAAAAGAAGTTGCAGATGCTGTTGCCAATGGTCTGAAGGGCGATAAGGGTGCTGATGGACTATCTGCCTATCAAGTCGCGGTTATTAATGGCTATAAAGGTTCGCAAACGGAATGGCTTGCATCTCTCGTTGGAGCTAAAGGTGACAAGGGCGATAAAGGCGATGCGGGGAAAGACTTCAAAATCGTAAAGACTTTCCCGTCCATTGCTGAAATGAATGGCACCGGCTTCTCTGATGGTGATTTCACCATGATTGCCAGTGACGTCAACGACCCTGATGATGGTAAGCTTTACGTGTGGAATGGCACCAGCTTCACCTATATTGCGGACTTAAGTGGCTCGCAAGGTATCAAAGGTGACACTGGTAAGACTGGTGACAAGGGCGATAAAGGCGACACCGGAGATCAAGGTCTTTCCGCTTATCAGGTTGCCGTCAATGCTGGCTTCTCTGGCAGTGTCAATCAATGGCTGGCTTCTCTTGCTGGCGCTAAAGGTGACAAGGGTGACAAAGGCGATGATGCCGTTATCAATGTCATCTCGCAAGCTAATTATGACGCGTTGGCCGACAAGTCCGGCGTCTACTTCATTGAGGGGTGATTGAATGCCAACAATCAACGGTAGAGCGTGCGTTGTTAATGGCACGCCAGTAGACAAGGTTTTCAGCAATGGCAGGCAAGTTTATGGTCGGAACTTGGCACTAGGAACTAGTAATCAAGTGGTTCAAGCCAACAATTGGAATATGCAAGTTGCTGATATTAAGTATGACAAGAGTTTAGGTGGAAATTTATGTGCGTCTGTAATGATTAATAACGCGGACGATGCAAGTGTTTTATTAAGAGGGAATGCAAGAATTGTTTTAGAGGCTCTTGACCAAAGTGGGAACATCTTAGCAGCAGTTGATGGGACTTATATTGGCTATAATGCCAATGGCCTAAGCTGGTGTTCTATAAGCATTAATGATAATACTGCAGACGTCAAAGCGATTATTTTTACGAATAACATGAATCAGAACGCATTTTATTCATGTCTAAAGCTAGAAATAGGCACCATCTATACACCGTACTCACCGGCACCAGAAGATGTCATGTAATTTATAAAAGGAGATAATGATGATGAATAATTGGACAGAGCTTTTGGTATCACTTGCAGTAGCGGTAGTCCCAATCATTGGAGGAACTAAGACATGCAAAATGAACTAATTCAGGTACTAGCCATTGCATTTGTAATCGCACCGATCACTACTGGTTTCACCGAGATCTTCAAACGATATACACCTGCAGAGGGAAAACTGCTGCCCGTTCTATCAATTGGAACGGGTATTTTACTGGCCTGCGTTTGGGCGATGGCTTTTGGCCATCTTCCCTTAATCGGTGCTTATGCGCTGGCAGGAATGCTGTCAGGACTTGCATCCGTTGGCGTTTATCAAATTGTTAAGCCCAACGAGGAGGTAAAATAGTATGAGTTATACAATTAACAAAGAATTTGCTTTGGGTGCGAATGAAGGCTCATCGCAAGTGGCTAATCGACTTTACATTATCCTACATGATGTAGGTGCCGAATCTGGCGCGCGTGCAAATGCCGCTTACTTCAAAAACAATATTGCTGCTGAAGTTGCTTATACGGCATTTGTTGTAGGCGATGGCGGTCAGGTTTATCAAGTTGGTGAACCTGGTTATGTTCAGTGGGGCGCTGGGACAGTGGCAAATGCTAACAGCCCAGTCCAAATTGAATTGGGACACACTAGTGATCCTGAAACTTTCAAGAAGGATTATGCCGTTTATATTGAGCTTGCACGAGATATGGCTGCTAAATATGGCATTCCGACTAGTTTGGACGCTGGCGGTGTTGGAACGCCTGGCATCAAGTCTCATTTGTGGGTAACGCAGCATATTTGGGGTGATCATACTGATCCATATGGGTATCTGGCTCGTTGGGGTATTACGGAAGAGAAATTGGCGGCAGATCTGGCTAATGGCACAACTACTGTCAATCCGTCCCCGAGTGCACCAGCGGCAAAAAGTTTACGGCCACAAGCAATTGTAACTGGTAAGGTAAACGTGACCTACGCTCTGCGCCAACTCAATGGGCCATGGTTGGATTCGGTGACAAACTTTGGCAGTGGTTCGAATGGCTTTGCCGGCAATCCTAATCACCAGCATGATTATCTGACCATCAGTGTTGATCACGGGAGCATCAAGTATCGCGTCCACACAGTTAAAAGTGGCTGGCTAGATTGGGTTACCAAAGGCGATCACAACGATCTGGTTAATGGTTGTGCCGGTATTGCTGGTGAAGCGATTGATGGAGTCCAGATCATCTTTCTTACTCCTGCTGGTGAGCCGTACCAGCAAGCGTATTACCGCAGTCAGACGACACAACGGGTTGGCTGGCTCGGCGTTGTGTGCGATGATGGCACGAGTTTGCCACAGTACACAGACACATATGCCGGCATGTTTGGAGAACCGCTTGATCGTTTGCAAATCGGTATTAGTTCGATCAGTCCATTTTAAGTACATTAAAAAAACAGCCCTCTGCTCGCTAACGCGGGTGGAGGGCTTTTTTGTGTTGAAAGCGTAGTTTTCATGGATTTCCGGTACAAATATGGTACATTCTTTTAATATTCCTTGCATATCAAAGAGTGATGTTACTACCCTCAAATAGCCTTTGCTGTTAATGAAACGAAAGCATCTCGTTCTATCACGGTTTTTGCGTGAAGGACGGGGTGCTTTTTTGATTTCGTTTTGGATATATTCGGATCGTTTGAGACAACATGACGGTACAAGCGGCGGTACAATATCATTTTGTACCGTCAGGGCCGGCGGTACCGTTTTTAAACAAGATTGGGCCCATACCGTTAATGACTTTCAGGCTACCTTCTCGTGTCGGTCTGGTATAGTCGTTTGTCATGTCGATGTTTTTGTGACCTAACCAGTGCATGACGGACATTTGAGGCAAACCGTCCTGAAGCGCTTGGGTTGCAAAATAGTGACGCAACATATGCGGACGAAGCTCAATTCCAGTTGCATCTTTAACACGCTGAAACAGATTTCGGTTGATGTTGCTCGGATGAACCGGCATCCCAGTTTTCTCATTCAAATATATGAATGTCTCGGGCCCAATCTCACGATGAGTACGTGTCAGGATGTTCTTTGCATACTGAAGGGAATAGTCAATGTAGTCAATAATTGGGCCTGTCACATAGTTTGTGCGATAGCTGCTAGGAGTTTTTAAGGGACCGCCTAATGGCTGCTGAGGCGTTCTGCCAACGTAATAAGTGATTTCATAGTATGGCTTGCCTTCGGTTGTTCCTCGTTTGAATGAACGAAATTGAAGGCCAGCGAGTTCTTCACGCCGCTCACCAAGAGTCAAAAGGTACAGCATTGTAAGCTGATACTTATTCAAGAGCTTCTGGGCTGTGGCCATGAATTTCGCATAGTCTTCATCGGTAATGGAAACATCTTTAGGCGGCTTGGCACCATTAATGAGGATGCCTCTTAGCATGTTCTTACGGATAATATCGTTGTGCTCAGCATCGTTCATGATGATCTGCATGACTGAGTTAAGCGTACGCATTGTGGTTTGGGCCAAACCTGATTTGATCTTCTCATCAATAAACTGCTGATATTCTGATCTTGATATTTTGCTCATTGGGCGGTTCCCGAATCTTTCTTGTAGGTGCTTTTTATAATATGTCTTTTTTTGAATAACTGTAGCTGGTCTCCAAACGCCGAGCTCCTCACGGTTCTTCACCAAGGCGGCAAAATAGGCATTCAGGGTAACACCACGGTGAGTTAGAGGATTAATGCCGCCCGTAACTAAAGATGCTTCAAACCGTTTTAATTCACCTTCTGCATCGTGCCAATTTGTAAATCCCGATCTTGTGTATTCATCACGCTTTCCTACACTGTTTTTAAATCCACGACGAATACCATATCGAGTACCGCGTCGTGTTTCATACCTATAAACATTAGGATGGTGAGGAACTTCTTTCCATTTACGCACAGTGCCCATATCCTTTCTATGTGTATTTTTTGATTAGAATTCAAACATACGTTTGTTTTGCCGTTAAAATAAAAGCCCCAAGTAGGGGCCTAAAAAAGGACTACTTCATATTAGACTGAGTTTTCCCGCTTAAAGCATCATTTGTAAATGTAACGTTGAAGTTGGAACCTAGATCACCTTTTACACCAGATGTATAACCGGCCACAACATTCTTTTGACCACCGATCAGGCTTTCATTGTAATAGTCAGGCTGTCCCCATTTTGAGGTGAAGTCAGTGTACTTCGTTCCGTCTTGGAATGCATTGAAATCTGCCAAAGTGATCTTTTGCTTGCGGCTTAACTTGAAGCCTGTAAGATTTTTGCTGAACGCGTTTCCATCGGTAAAGGAGACAATCACGTTAGCTCCCAAGCCGCCCTCAACATTAGTCCAAGTGACAAGATCAGTTTTAACTCCGTTTGTGGTACTGCTTGAGGTAGAAGATGGGTTACCAAACTTGGCTTTTAAATCATCTAATTTAGCACCACCATTGCCATTTTGCATCAAATCACCCAGAGTGATGCTGTCAAAGTCTGCACGAGTAATCTTGCCGCTGTCCTTTTTTGATGTACTTGAAGATGATTTATCCGTTTTGCTAACTGCCGTTTTTTCTGTGGATTCGCTGCTTGATTTCCCCTTATTATTGAGGCCGCCGCCAATCGCTGCTACCACAATAATAACTAATACCCAAAACCAAACGCGCTTGTAAAAAGGATTCTTTACCTTATCCCGCTTGCCGTCAGCACCCATTACCTTTTTTGCCATTTTGTTTTCCTCCATAAATAATTTTCAGCTTTTATCGTCTTCCGTGTCTGGACTAACAATCAGTTATATATAAAAACCTTTTATTGCTTCTGAAGCAGCATCTTCCATTGACGCCGGAATATCAAACGCTTTCATAAACTGATTCAGATTGGCGTCTTCTTTATCAATGTCAGCAAAATATAAAGGAACCAGGATGTGAATTCCCCCAATGTTAGCTTCACCTTCAATGCTATTCTTTGATGCTGAATAGAAATACAGACAAGCTGGATCTTGGTGTAGAACGTGCATTATTTCGTGTGCCGCTTGATAGGGCAATTGTTTTGGTTCATGCCAATTCATATTAACCGCAATCCAACAGGTTTCAGGATTAGAAACTGACGGAGTGTACGGTTTTAGCTTATATGTCAGCTCAGCTCCGACTCCACGGTCAAATCCGTAGTTTAAAACTTCTCTCAGCATCTCGCTAGTAAAATCAGTTATCATGTTTGCCACCTCGAAGAAGTCTCTTGATTATCTCAAGATCTTCAGGCGGAATGGGACGTCCTTCAAAGGTCATGATGGTATCATTTTTGGGGTCGGCAATGTCAACCTCTGAAGGGGTTTTATCGGTTGTCGAGTCATTACCAAGTAAATAGTCTATCGACACATCGTAGAGAACGGACAGTTTTTTAAGCATTTTAGATGAAGGCTTTCTCTTGTTCGTTTCCCACATGCCAACTGTACTAGCGGCAATGCCGAGAGTTTTGGCTAACTCCGCTTGGCTCTGGTTCTTTTTTTCTCGGAGTAAAGATATTCGTTGACCCGTATTCATTAGTTCTCACCACCTGTGTATATTGATTTTACCATCACTATTAGTGATACAAATTAAATTTCAAAAAAACTCACATTAAGTGTTGACAATCACATTTAGTGACTGTATTATATTCACATAGAGTGAAGGAGGCGATCAAATGAATCCAATCAGAAAAGCTCGAATGAAGAAAAAAATGACTCAAGAGGAGGCCGCCAAGTCCATTGGCATTAGTTACTCTATGTATGCAAAGATCGAAAACGGCAATCGTGGAGCGTCTCAGAAGACAATGAAACGTATGGCTGATTTCTTTGGAGAAAGCGTTGATGCTCTTTTTTTCGAAGATTTTGTTCACATTTAGTGAATAAAATCCCGCCCAGCGAGAGGAGGCAGTCAAATGAACCGACAGCAAATGATTGAGGCACTGATGAGCTACCGTGACGATAAGTCAAAATCCTTTTGGGAAACCATGGACAACGACATGCTCGAAATGGCAATCAGCGCTGAAAGGGAACGTGCAAGGAACGAAATGATTGATTACCTTGCTACAGCTTAATCATCGCATATATCGCCGTGAAACTACTACATCGGCGGTACACATTTAAAGGAGGTGTGATTATGGCAATTAACATCTTTCAAGAATTTTCAAGAAGCCTTCAAGAAGAGGGCCTGACACGCAAGAGCTTAGCAGCACGCGTACACGTCACACAGGCCGCTATTAGTAATTGGGAAGCAAGAGGAATACCGAACGATAAGCTGATTCCGGTTGCACTTGCGATTGGCAATGATCGATTTCTGAACGCGGTGATCGAATATCAAACCGGATTAAGAGTCTTTGCTGATGATCTTGATACTGACGATCCATTGGTCGTTTATCTCCACGAAAAAATGACTCAAAAGAAATTTGAAGAATCTGCTGAACGAGCCGAATCGGTGCTATCTAAAGGCCGTGATCATTTTACGGCAACTGACGTCAACAAAATCAGATCATACATTGATTCAGGCGAATCATTGGTTGAAAGTCTGGAAAGTCTAATCGGATCACTAAAGTCGCAAATCAGACCAGTAGAGAAGGTGAAAGCATGGATGTAGCGGTGAAAGTTAATGAAGACGAAAAGCTTGCAGAACTCATTGCAGTTCATCTTGCAGACAATCTTAAGCCAGTGGTTCAGGCGATGGTAAACAAAGCTGTTGAAGATGCTTTGCCAGGTCACGGGATGAACAAAGGCGAGTTAAGCGCAAAGCTGAAACTGTCACTCGGTACCGATGCCTTTGAACGTATTGCATATCAATCAGGCATGCCACGATACGAATCTGGCAATGATGGTCGCAAGAAGAGCGATAAGTCTCGTGACCGTTGGTACTCAAAGGCAGTTGACAAGTTCATGGAAACATATACGGAGGACTAACGATGTTAGAAGCAATCATGTCAGTGCTGTTCGATCCAACATCAGCCTTTTGGAAGTATCTGCTTGTGGCTCTGGCTGGCATCATGATTGGCGCCACAGCAGTAGGAGGTTGGAAACAATGGACACGTTAGGAGGAAGAACTATGCCTGACACGAAGGCATATTGGCAAGACATTCATGATCAAGCCGAGAACGTGATTTACAAGAGCCACGGAGATAGCGGTTGGCTTTGGATGTTCGAACTTAGTCAACGGATGCTCAACAAATGCGCACAAAAAAATCCCGTGGCTGCAACCACGGGAAATAGAGAACTGAACGAATATTATTATGTATCAAGTTTATCACGGAAGGCGGTCGATGACCATGCTTGATTGGAACGGAAAACCAATTCCTTTTGGCGAAAGTGTCATCACCAATGTTGGCCCAGAGGGTGACAACATCAAAGATGATCCAAAAGAGATTCGTAAATACATCTTGGAAGAGCTTAGTGGTGTAGCGATTGCTGCTGATTATCAGGAGGGAAAATCATGATGAATCCAACAGAAACAGCACCGGTTTTGAATCCGGCCCTAGAAGACGAATATAGCAAGGCATTAGATGAGATTAAACAGTTTGGGGAAGCTCAAACGCATACTGTTCACGATCTAGGATCAGCCACTTGGGCAATGCGCAAGCTAGGTGAATTGAGCAAGGAAGATGCCGACGCTCGGAAAGTGGTACAGGACAACATCGACCAACTCAACGAGTGGCTTCAACACTCGCTTGAGGCTCGTCAGTCACGACGTAATTATCTTGAGCATGAAGTGATTGCCTATGTTGCGAATAATCGGAAGCATGACCCCAAATACAAGCTTGACACACCATATGGTAAGGTCAGCTTCACGGTTAAACGTAAAGCAACACCAGCAATTGCCGATGAAACACAGGTTTTGAACTTCATTAAATCTAATTGGAACGAATCTGAACAAGCCCAAGTCATCAAGCGAACCGAAAAAGTTCTTGTGTCAGAACTTAAGAAGCAAGTAACTGTGGCGGGAGACAAGGTCATTGATGAAGATGGTCAACCGATTCCTGGCATGCATGTCGATCCGGCAGGAACTGAAACACCACACATTAAGCCAGTTCAAATGACGGAGGCGTTGTCATGAAATTCTATGAAAGCGGGAAGCTACCTAGAATGCCAAATATGTACTTCATATATGGAGATGGTGGAACTGGTAAAACAAGTCTTTTTAAGCAATTTCATGGAAAAAAGTTTCTGTTCAGCTTTGACCAGTCAACGAATGTCATCAAACCCGATGATCAGATGGACACGGCAATTATTGAAGAGGCAGATTTTCCAACAATTCAAGCAACCGTCAGCAAGTGGCTGCAGCACGCGATTAATAGTCATAAATACGATGCTATTGCGTTAGACAACATGACATCACTTCAGAACCTTGTCCTTGAGAATATCGACAACGCTTCTAATGATGGACGCCAAAACTACCAAAAATTGCAACTGTGGTTTCGCCAACTAGGAACAATGCTTAGAAATAGTGGCGTCACCATCTATGCGACAGCACATCAAATCGACAACGGTGCCTCTGGTATCGGAGAGAACGGTCGTTTTGAAGCAGATATGAACGCCAAAACATTCAACGCCTTCACAGCTTCGTTCGATCTTGTGGGTCGTCTTTATAAGAAGGAAGGCCAACGCATGATTGATCTTGATCCAGAGCAGGGAAATCATGCCAAGAATCGTTTGGACAATCGAACTTTAATCAAAGCCGATGAACTCTTAAATCAAAAACCAACAACCAATGAAAAGGAAGGTAACTAAAATGCCATTATTCACAGTCGATCACAACAATGTTTTTGGTAAGTATGTTGAAGAAGCAGGACGCTATAACGTCAAAATTGTCCGTGCTGACATGCACCATTCGAAGCAGGGAAATGATTACATCACCGTAGATTACGAAGTTCAAGATGGTAAATACAAAGGCGGACAAATTCGCTATCGAAACATCACTTGGAGCAATGAAGACCTTGATGGGTCAATCAAACGGTTCAACACTTTGGCGGTTGCCTTAGGAGCAACAGACGGCACTAACTTTGACTCGGTTGGTCAGTTTGCGGCATCAATCTTAAACAAACTTCTCACGATTGATGTTGATTGGGATGATCCAAACACAAATGGAAAAGTTTACTTGACCGTAAAGGGATACCACAAGCTTTTGAACGAACCTAGCCAGCCAAATGGCGTCCGGCGTCCCGATGCTTCATCAGCACAGCAATCAAGTAACGTCACTCCGTTCACTAAGCCGAGCCAGCAAACTGCTCCTGATCCATTTGCTGGCGGTTCAGGTAAACCCGTTAACATTAGCGATGACGATCTTCCATTTTAAAAACCTTAGACGATATGGCGTACCCATACGGATGGGTGTGAGGCCCATTAAAACGGAGGTGATCTTCGAATGAACTATTTCAACCAGCGACGAGCATTTCGTCAGTTCAAGGTAGCGGTAAAGAAACTCACCGTTAATCAAGCTTGTCTG